CAGGGTCTACAGGACCTCAAGGAGCTACAGGTGCTGCAGGTAGTGATGCCACTGTAACTACATCTAACGTAACATCCGCTGGCGCACTAATGGATTCTGAAGTCACCAACCTTGCACAAGTTAAAGCTTTTGACTCTTCTGATTATGCGACTGCGGCACAAGGTACTCTAGCTGCTGCGGCGCTTCCGAAGTCTGGTGGTGCTATGACGGGTGCAATTACTGTTGGTGTAGACGATACAGGATATGATGTTAAGTTCTTCGGGGCTACCGCTGGTAAATCTCTTCTTTGGGATGAAAGTGCTGATAGCTTAATTGTTACAGGTGATATTAAAATCACTCAGGCTGCTGGCGGCACGTTCCTTAAATTTGATGTAGACGGCACTACTGACGAAGCTACTGTTGGTATGGACGCAACAGATTTAATCATTGACATTGACCCTACTAATGCTCGTGCTAATTCTGACTTTATTATAAAGAATGATGGGACAGAGACTTTTAGAATTGCATCTAACGGAACTGCAACCTTTGCTGGCGAAATCACAGCCAACGGCGGCATAGCATTGGGCGACAATGACAAGGCTACGTTTGGTGTGTCAGACGACTTACAGATTTATCATGATGGTAGCCACAGTTATATTGATGATGTAGGCGGCACTGGAAACTTAAAGGTACGCGCAACTAATCTTGTACTACAGTCAGCGATTGATGAAAATTACGCAACTTTTGTAGCTAACGGAGCCGCTGCTTTATTTTACGACAACGCAGCCAAACTAGCCACCACCTCCACAGGCATAGACGTTACTGGTGTTATCACTACAGACGGCATGACTATCACAACTGCCGACAACGCAGCGCAGATAACTCTAATTTCTACAGACGCTGACGCAAGTGTTGGCCCTCTAATTGATTTGACTAGAGACTCTGCAAGTCCTGCTGCTAATGATACTCTCGGAAGGGTGCGCTTTCGGGGTGAAGATGCTAATGGTGATGTTACTGCCTACGCTCAAATTACAGGCAAGATAAGCTCTACTTCAGCGGGTGCGGTGGACGGGCAAGTACAGTTCCAAACTATGCGGGCAGGCACACAAAAAGTTAGTCTTAACTTAAACGCCACTGAAGCAGTCTTTAACGAGTCTAGCGAAGACTATGACTTCCGAGTTGAAAGCAACGGCGACACTCACGCACTTTTTGTCGAAGCTTCCAGCGGTAATATAGGTGTAGGAACCAGCAGCCCCGCTACGCTGTTAGATGTAGATGGGACACTAACAACCAATGCTTTAGTTGTTGAGGGTGATGCTACAGTAGGTGATGATTTAAGCCTATTATCTGACAGTTCTAAAATAAATTTTGGTCTTCATAGTGATGTGTCGCTTACTCATCAACACAACTCGGGGCTGCTTTTAAACAGCACTAGACGGCTTTATTTTAATGACACAAGCCAATATATTTATGGCTCAGATACTACTAGATTAAAAATGGGAGCTACTAACGAAATTGAGCTTAACGCTGCTCTTATTGATGTCAATGGTGCTTTAGACGTTAGTGGAACTCTAACAGTACAAGGCGGCATTACAGAAGACGCTGTAACGCTAGCTGGAACTTCGACAACTATTGACCTTTCTGTTGCTACTAACTTCGTACACGACCTCACAGGCGCTACTACTTACACGTTTAGCAACCCAGCAGCCACAGGCAACGCCTCCAGTTTCACGCTCAAGATTATCCAAGACTCAACAGCCCGAACAATTACTTGGCCTTCTACTGTTGATTGGGCAGGTGGTACAGCCCCTACGCTAACAACAACTGCTAACGGTGTTGATGTCTTTGTCTTCTATACCATTGATGGTGGTACAAACTACTACGGCTTCACGGCTGGACAGGGTATGGCATAATGAGTACAGTAGCTAAAAAACTGATAGCAAGTGGTTCTGTGTCGGGTCCATACGAAGCAATAACTGGACAGTACACTAAGGGTGTAGGTATGGGTTCTGGTGCGGTAATGGGCTATGATGTGACTGATATCGATAACGCAGTTCTTACCGATACGGTTACTAACTCTAACCTATCTTACGGATTCGATGGTACTACAGACCCTACAAGGGATTTGGGGTTTCTCGCTAATTATAGTACAGATGGCTTTTCCTGTGTGGACTTTAGTGACGTAACCAATGTTAGTGTATTGGATTCAGTTACATCTTCCACCTACTACGATCTTACTAAGGGATGCGCTGTAGACACAGTTGGAGAAATTCTCTATGTCTCTGGTTTCACTCCAAACTACCTCAGTGCTATTGACTATAGCACACCCACAGCCCTCTCTAGATTAGGAAGTGTAGCTACCACTAATGGCGGCACTAAAATTGTTTTGGACGTTGCTAGAGATACTGCGTTTCAGTTGGCAGGAGCTAGGCTACAATCCTTTGACATAGCCGACCCTACAAGCATGACACAACTGTCAATTCTGACTGATAATACTGCTATGGCTTCAGCAGGTGGACTAGCAATAGACACGACTAGGGACCTAGTATTTACATCGCATTATGGCAACGACTCGGTATCAGTACTGGATACAACAACTGTATCGGCTGTTACGGTTACTAGCACTCTTGTTGATACAGTAAATCTAGATAGAGTCCAGCAGATTGCTGTCGATGAGGGTGATGAGTTGGCGTTCTGTCTAGGCAACAGGGTGCTTAGCGTTGTTGACTACAGCAACACAGCATCTCTGAGCGTATCAGACACCATATCAAGCGCATATTTCAGTACGGGGTACTCGCGCAGCGTTACAGTTGATAAAGTACGGAAGCTGGTGTTTGTAAAGGCACTGAACGTAGGGGGGATATTTGTGTATGACTACTCAACCCCTACAGCCCTAGTTCTTGTAAAATTGATTTACTCTAATGCTGCCCCTCTCTTCTATCTTGGCGGGATAGCGCCCTAACTAAAAGGAATAAAAAATGTTAGTAAAAACAATAAATGACGCTGTAGATACTTTTCCATATAGCGTAAGAAAATTGAAAGGAGAAAACCCTAACACTTCTTTTCCAAAAGAAATGCCCCCTGAAGCCTTAGCTGAGTGGGGGGTATACAGGGTAGAGACGGCTACTAAGCCTACACCGGCACCTAGTCAAACCGTTGTGCCTGACGATTCCCCTGCGCTTGTAGATAGTGTGTGGACTCTAGGCTGGACGGTTAGAGACTGGACGGCAGATGAGTTAACACAACTTGCTAGAAATGCTAGATATGATAGAGACGAAAAGCTGTCTGAATCCGACTGGACACAGATGCCGGACTCGCCATTAAACAGCACTATAAAGCAATCTTGGTTTGATTACAGAATTGCACTTAGAGATATAACTGAACAGTCTATATTCCCTACAGACATAACTTGGCCTACAGAGCCTTAATTGGAGATAAACATGAAATATTTATTATTAGCATTACCCTTGGCTCTTATGGGCTGCAACACTTTTAATGCCGCAGTAGACGGTTCACAGATGATTGTAGACAGCACTGTTGATTCGGCTCAGTCTATGGTTACAGATACCGCTAAAGGTATTGGCGCTGGTTCTGCTACGTTTGTTGACGGCATTGCCGCTGACATTCGCAAAGCGTCTCAGTAACTCTTAGGGAGAGCTAGCATGGTAGAAGATACAAAAGAAATACTAGACATTGCAGCTGCATCTACTGCCGTGCTTTCCTTAGCTGCTTGGCTACCACCAACAGCATCAATCTTAACTATAGTCTGGTTAGGTATTAGGATCTACGAATCTGAAACCATACAGGCATTGGTAAAAAGAAAAAGGAAAGATAATGGCTAAAGATCCAAGATTAGAAAGAGCGGGGGTTAGTGGGTATAATAAACCCAAGAGAACCCCAAACCATGCAACAAAGTCTCATGTTGTTGTAGCAAAGTCAGGAGACACTGTTAAAACAATTAGATTTGGTGAGCAAGGGGCTTCTACTGCAGGGTCACCTAAGTCTGGTGAGTCAGATAAAATGAAAGCTAAACGTAAAAGCTTTAAAGCCCGACATGCAAAGAACATTGCTAGGGGCCCTTTGTCTGCTGCTTACTGGGCTAATAAGGTGAAGTGGTAATGGCTAGATCTAACGAAGCACTAAGTAAATAGGAGAGTAACAATGCCAATGTATAAAGGCCAAAAGTATGAGTACGACAAGGAAGGCTTAAAAGCGTACCATGCAAAGAAAGAGAAAGATGCTTTAAAAAGGAACATAACTCTTACCGATAAAGAAAGGAAAGATAAAAAGGCTTATGAGCTTAAGAATAAACTTAAAGGCCCCTTGCAAGAAAAATAAAGGAGAAATTTATGTCTATACTAGCAAGCTTAGTAGGGCCTGTAACTTCCTTACTAGATAAGTTTATACCAGATGCAGATAAGAAAAATGCTATTGCTTTTGAACTAGCTACTCTTGCTGAAAAACATGCACAAGAACTAGCAAAGGGGCAACTTGAAGTTAATAAAACTGAAGCAGCACATAAGAACTTATTTGTCGCTGGCTGGCGTCCGGCTGTGGGGTGGGTATGCTGCCTTGGCATGGCGAGCAACTTCATTGTTATCCCGATGGCTAATTTTGCGTTGGCTTTATCCAGTTCTCCAATCACTGTCCCTCTTATAGAGCTGTCTGAAATGATGCCAGTTCTTCTTGGTATGCTAGGCCTAGGTGCTATGCGTACAGTAGAAAGAGCAAAGGGAGTCCACAGAAACAGCTAAGGCATGGAGGCCTAACAGAGGTATATAAAATGATTGCAGAACTAGCAGCGGCTAATGCTGCCTTTAAAGTAATAAAGGTTGCTATGAATAACGGTAAGGATCTTTATGATTGCGGTGAGTCTCTTACAAAATACTTTGATAATAAATCAGCACTCACTAAGAAAGCAGGTCCGGGCGGTAAGTCTGACCTTAAGGCCTTTATGGCTTTAGAGAAATTAAAAGAACAAGAAGTTTGGTTGAGAGAGACAATGATCTATGCAGGTCGCCCTGATATGTATTCGGACTGGCTTCAATTTCAATCAGACTGTAAAAAGAAAAGAGACAGAGATGAAAGAATCCGTTTAGCTAAAAGAAAAGAAATTATATCTTTACTCTGGAACAGTCTGCTCTACACAACAATCACAGTAGTACTCTTACCCCTAATAATGTATGGGGTCTTTAAGGTTTTAGGAGTTTACTAACAGGAGATATATATAAATGGCAAGTAATATTAATGGATCAAATCCAACAACAGGTTCTCCTACAACAGAATCTGTTAGAGTAAATTTCCAAGCCGCTAGAGATGAGATTAATAGAGAGCTAAGAAACTCCACAGACTCTGTTACTGCAACAGGGACAGTAGACGCTCTCGTAGCTACCTACACATACCCAGTTGTGAAATCAGAAGGTGTTCGTGTAGTTGTTAAACCAACAGGCGCTAACACTGGAGCTGTTACTCTTAACGTAAATGGTACAGGAGTAAGCTCCGTAGTCTCACAGGTAGGTGCAGCTTTATCCGCAGGTCAAATCTCAGGGTCTTCTCACTATTTAGATTTAATGTGGGATGCAACCTCTAGCTATTGGGTTTTACTAAACCCTAACCCAGCTGCAAGTATAGCTACTGCAATTACAAGTGACGGTAATACTCCGTCTTTATCAACTAATATTAGTGCTGAAGAAATAAGAACTCTTATAGGGTCTGTGGGTTTTCTTGATGTATACCCAGTAGGTTGTATTTACACTACCGTAACTGCGGGAAACCCTAGTGCTTTGTTTGGAGGTACTTGGGTTGCCTTCGGTGAAGGTAAAGTCCTTGTAGGTGTTAACTCTTCAGAAACTGAATTTACCCCTGTAGGGCACACTGGTGGAGTTAAAGAAGTTACGTTAACTGAGTTGCAAATCCCTGAGCACTCGCACTCCTATACATTAGAAGACCCTAGGGGAACAGGCGGCTTGGGTTCAGAAAACGGAAACTCTAGCTTTAGCACTCCTGAGACAGGCAATACAGGTGGAGGTCAACCTCACACTAACTTACAACCATACATAGTAGTCTATATGTGGAAGCGTACAGTATAATAGGAGATAAACATGTCAACTTCACCTAGAACACCGAGATCTTTTTTCCCGGTAGACTTAACTCCCCTGCTGTTAACAGGGTGGCAAACAAATAAATTCGATGGAAGCATCCCCTTCTGGGCTGAAGTTAACAACTTGCAATTTACTGAAACTTCTATTAAAAGAAAACCCGGAAGAACCTTAATAGGCTCTACGGGTGGCTCTGTCATAAGAGGCATGCAGTCTACTTTAGAGTATGACACTAAGGTTTTATACGTTGGTGACCTAACTTCTATTTATGCTTGGAGGCAAAATGAACCTACCATCTTTAATGATGTTGTAGGTACAAGCTACAACTTAGTAGAAAATGCTGGGTCTACACTTTGGGATTCAGGGTCTTCTACTTGGGATGCTGCTGAGGGTGGCTCTACTTGGGATGACGGTATTGCAATTTCTTCTGTCTGGTCTTTTACTAACTTTGGTACTTGGGTTTTAGCTGCAGATGATGTAGGCCCTATCAAGATTAAGAAAAACAATGAGACTTTTGCTGAGCTACTATCTGGAAAGATTTCTGGTGTTAACATAACCACAGCTGGTTCAGGCCATGCTGTAGGGGACACACTTACTTTCTCAGGTGGTTCTGGTTCAAACTTTGCAGCTAAGGTTACTCAAGTTTCTAACGGAGCTGTAACTAGGCTCAGGGTAACTAACTACGGATTGGGGTATGCTAACTTAGATTCTTTAACTCAAGGTAGTACTTCAGGGTCAGGCACTTCTTTAGTAGTTCGAGCTACAACTCCTGATTGTACTTTTACAAGAGTTAAAGCTATTGATAAGTCAGGGCCACACATATTAGCAATTAACTACGATGAAGGTTCTTTAAAAAGCCCATACGATGTTGCTTGGTCCGCAGAAGATGACCCGGATACTTGGGTTGCTAGTGCAACTAATGCTGCAGGTAGTTTAACTTTAAGAGAAGCTTCTTCTGAGTTAGCATGTATTACTCCGTTAGGTGAAGCTAAGGCTATCTATACTCAAGATCAAATGTTTATTTTGAATTACATAGGTGCTCCTTTTTACTTTGGATATGAAACAGCTATGGCTTCTGGGGTAGGAGCAGTGTCACCTAAATCTGTAGTACCTGTGAACAGACTTAACTATGGCTTGTCACGTAACGGTGTCTTTATGACAGACGGTAACAGTGTCACTGACATTGGTAACAAAGAAGGCATTAACTCTTGGTTAAAACAAAACGTATCTAGCAATGATTACCCTAAGATTTCTGCAGTTCACAATCAAGAAAACAATGAAGTCATTTGGTACCTTCCAGTTAATAGCTCCACAGTTAATACTGAGCTATCTTATAATTACGCTACAGGTGTGTTTAGTAAGTCGTATAACAGCGATGCTAACATTTCTGAAGCTATGCCAGCTGGTACCTTTATACATAATATAACTGCAGATAGCTCAGGTAATGTTTACTTTGAAGATGGAGGGCCTTCCTCTCACAATACACTAGGTTTAACTAAAGCCCATGACCTTGAAGACCCTTACTCTGTTAAGGAGTTAACTTCAATTAGGGTAGGTAAGACAGGAACCGGTTCTCCTCAAGTACGTATTGGATGGGCAAACAACATTGACGATGAACCTACCTTTAACCCCAATGATACTTTTTTAGTAGGGGATAAGTTTAAAGAGTTTAACATAAGAACTTCAGGTAGGTATTTGTTTTTAGAGGTATCCTCTACTGCAAACACTGATAATTGGGAGATAACTAATATGTTAGTTAAAGGACGAATTAGGGGGTTTAGATAATGTTACCCGTAGAGTATGACGCTAAAGCAATTAAAAGGCTTGTTGACAAAACAAATAATGTCTTTGCATCTGGCAACGCAACTCTTACTGAGAGAATAATAGACCTATCTGCTACTTCATCTGAGGGTGATGCAACTAATGCTGCTTCTATTGTTACAGAGGCAACTGTTAGATCAGATGCTGATAGTGCTCTTGCTTCTCTTATAACAACCTTATCCGCTACTTCATCTGAGGGTGATGCAACTAATGCTGCTTCTATTGTTACAGAGGCAACTGCTAGATCAGATGGGGATAGTGCCATCGCTACTACTGTAACAACCTTAGCTGCTAGTACATCTGCTGCTGATACAGCTAACGCTGCTTCTGTTGTTGCAGCAGCAACGGCTGCCAGTTCTGCAACTTCCGCTTTAACTAACGTAGTTAACGCCCAGAGGTCTTTGTTTGGAGCTGCAGTCTCAGATACTTGGGATGCTACTAAACAGTACATTGGGTCTACACAAACTATAGATTCTGTTGACGTAGCTGCAGGTGAAGAAGCTGTGAAGGGTGGGTTAGTATACAGGTGTAGAGCTACTCACACTAATCAACAACCTCCTAGCACTTCTTACTGGGACTTAGTAGACACTGTAGCTGCTGTAGTGTCTGCTTCGGTTTTAATAGAATCTAATACTAGAGCGTCTGAAGATAATGCTCTTGCTAACAGTATAACCGCCTTAACAGCTAGGGTAGGCGATACTGAACAAGAAGGAACCGATAACGCTGCTGATATTGTAACTGTAAACACTGCGATAGCAAATAATAAAAGTGCTCAGTCAAA